TCACGGCCCCGCCTTCCTCGCGAACATCGCGCCGAACTGGCGGAGCTTGTCGGCGATCGTCTCGCGGTCGAGTTCTCCGTCCTCGGTCGTCGGCGGGTCTCCCTTCGCCTCGTCGTCGTGACGAGACGCGAAACCGGGAACGGTCGCGTCGAAGCGATCGAGAACGCCGTCCAGGCCGGTGAGAAGGTCGAAGATCGACGTGCGCCGGGCCTCGAGCGGGGACAGTCCCAACCATCCGGTCGCGATGCGGAGGAGTTGGCGGGACTCCTCCGCGACACGCTCCCGGAAGGTCACAAAGGGCGCGGCGCGTCCTTCGGAGCCGTCTCGGTCACGAGTTCCGCCGCCGACTTGCCGCCGTTGAACAGCCGGAAGGCGTAGTCGGACAGCGGGTTGATGAGTGGGAGGACGCCGGTTCGCATCAGCTTGGCGGGCAGATCGCGGGTTTCGTCGGCGGACAGGTCCAACCCGAGACGGAGCACGTCCAGGAAGGTCGGGACGTTCCCGGCCCGCAGTTTCTCCAGCAACGGCCCGATGTCGTGCCGGGAACCGATGCCGGCGAAGGCGTCGAGCGTCGGACGGAGGGTCCGGGCCTCGCCGTCGAGCGTGATTTCGACCTCGCCGGTGGTCAGGGTGTAATTCGTGGTCATGTCATGGTCTCCCGAATCAGGTGGCGTCGGTGGTGGTCACATCGGAGTTGATGCCCAGCTTGACCGTCGCGCCGACGAAGTTGTTCGGCCCGCCGATCTTGGTCGTGAAGCTGAAGACCTTCGCCTTGAATTCGATCCGCGTTCCGTGGCCGGTGGCGGTCGCCTTGTCGTTCAACTCGATGCGGACGTTGTAGTCGTCGTCCGAGTTGAGAGCGGCGTTGAGGGCCAGTTGCCCGGCGTCCTCCAGGTCGCGGTTCAGCGTCAACGTGATGGTGCCGTCGTCGTAATTCCCTTTGACGCGGGACGTCTTGCGGTCGTCGATCGCCTCGGACGTGATTTCCTTATAGACGCGACCGAATTCGCCGACGTCGGTGATCTCGCCGACGATGGTGAACGTGTCGGCGGACGCGGCGGCGGCGGTCGTGCCGATCGAAAGAATGGTGCCGGAAGCCGTGGTGCGGGCCATGAAAACTACTCCTTAAAGTGGTGAGCCGGATTTGGCGTCGTAGGTGAGGGAAACGCGGTGAATGACGGAGGTCCACGTCCCGGCCTCGTCGGCGGGAGCGGCGCGACCGATCTCGACCACGCCGCAGTGGAGCGGTCGTTCGTCGGTCGGGATCTCGCGAAGGGAGAGGAGCGCGTCGAGCCGGGTCGCGATGTCGGCGAGGGTCGCTTCCTCGTCGTCGGCGGCGGGAACGAAGGCGATGACTTGAGCGTTCGCGCGGTATTCGGTCGACCGACCGTCGGTGTTGCCGACCTCCCGCGCCGTCCCGGTCTGCCCGAGAACCCGGACGCGGAGGAACGGAACGTCGGTGCTCGGCTCTCCATGATTGCCCTCGAACACCGGCGTGAGCGTCCAACGGTTGACGAGGAAGGCGCGGAAGGCGGCGGCGGCGGAGGCGTAGTTCATCGTGGTCACGCGCAGGTCAGACGCCAGACGGCGCCGGTGGGGTCGAGAGCGGCGGTTCGGATCGTCCAGGCCCGCCCGCCGACGACGAGAGTTCCGTCGACCTTCGGTTCGGTCGCGATCGTGTCCGCCAAGACGTTGAAGGCCATGGCGCCGGTCACGAGGTTCACACCGACCGCGAGGGCCTGTGTCGCGTCCTCCGGCCAGCCGGAACACGGGACGTCGACGTTGCGGCGAATGGTGACGGTCGACCCGGCGGTGATCCTCGCGACGAGCGGCCCGTCGATCGGCGCGTTCGTCACCACACCGGCGACGGCGGGCGTGTCCGCCGTGAACACGCGAGGCGTCGTGAGCGAGAGCGTGTCGCCCGTCAGAACGCCGGTGAAGCCGGCCGGAAGCGAGGAGAGGGAAACGGTCGTCGCGCCGATCTCCGCCGCCGTCGCGGCCTTGAGGGAGAACGAGGCTGTTGTCCGGTAGACGATCGCCCCGGCCAAGGGAGCGAGGGCGGAGCGCACGCGGGCGCCGATGTCGCGGAGGAGATCACTCATCGTCCGTTCAACTTCCGTCTGGCGTCGTAGACCGTCTGCAGGGCATTCGATCCGGCGGATCCCGTGGTGGAAATGCTCTTCGCGACCGCCTTATCGATGATCAGGTCGACGTCCAGCGAGCCGTTCGATCCCACCGAGGTTCCCCCATGGGAAACCGACACGTCGGACCCTCCTTTGTTCGTGACGTTGAAGTTCACGATGGGCGCGGATGAGACGGCGGCGTTGGAAGGAAGGGAGATCGCCGGGACGACCGGGCGCGAGGCGAGAGCCGACATTTGATCGGAGGTGAGCACCCACTCGTTTTTTTGGATGATCGCGGCGATTTCGTCCGACGCCAGTCCGGGATTCCGCCCGGTGTGGAAGCGTGGGGCGTTGTTCCACGTCTCCAGCGGGAGGGTGCGCGTCGGAACGACGGTCGTTCCGGCTTGTCCGCCGGTGTGATAGACGCCTCCGGTCCCGGTGAGATCGATCGGCGCACCGACCGAACTCGACGACTTCGAACTCGACGAAGACCCGAACAGCGAGCCGAAAATGTCGCCGAACAGCGACGACGACGAGCTTTCGAGCGGCTTGAACGCGGCCTGAAGGGCGATGTCGACGAGTTTGTCGAGCACCTTGTCGAGCGCGTCCGCCCAGGTCGATGTTCCCTTGACCAAGCCGGAAATCGACGACGATAACGTGCTCGTGAACTCTTTCCCGGCCTCTTGAGCGGCCTTGAAGGCCGGGTCGGCTTCTTTGATCGCGCGGTTGAAGTCGGCGATTTCCTGTTGTGTGGGCTTCCACCCGGCGGTGACGGCGCGCTGGAACGCGGACTGAAGATCACCGACCTTCTTCGCGTACTCCTCGGTCTCGGTCCGACCATCCTTCAACGCTTCGGTCAACAACGCGTGATCCGCCTTGGCTTGGGCGGCGGTCGCTTTCCATTTCTCTTCCTCGCGGGTCTTCGCCGCGAGCGCCCGCCCGGTCTCCGTCTCCGCCGTCGTGCGGGCCTTCGCCAGCGTCTCGGCGACCTTCGTTTCGGTATTGGCCGCGTTGAGCGCGTCTTTACCCAGATATTCGGCGTCGACGAGGCGCTTTTGCGCGGCGGTCTCGCGGTCGATCTCGTCGGCGGTCTTTTTGTACGCCTCCGCGTCGCGCTCCGCTTGGCGATCGGTCTTCGACGAGTCCTTCACGGCCTTCGACGCGGCGAGCTTCTGATTGAACACGTCGACGGCTTTCGCGGCCATCTCCGTCGCCTTCGCCCGCGCGGTCTCCTCACCGACGCCGCTCTTCAACGCGTCGGCGTAGGATTTGTCGTACTCCGCCGCGCGGGCCTTTTCGCGATTGAAGGCGTCGAGCGCGCCGGTGTTGCCCTTCAACGCCGCGCTTTCGGCCCCGTAGAGCTTCGCTCGCTCATCGAGCGATTTGTTCGCCTTGGCGATCGTCGCGTCTTGATCCTTCAACGCGCCGGAGGCGGCGGACGTGTCGCCGGAGAGCGCCTTCAAGGCGGATCGAAGACGTTCGACGGCCTCCGCCGTGTCCTTCATCTTTCCGGCCATGGGCATGGCCTTGCCCATCAGATCGTCAAACGAGAACCCCAGCGAGTAGGCTTCGTCGCGCAAGCCGTTGAGCGTGGTGACGAGCGCGACCACATCGCCGGACCGGCGGAAGTCCTCGAACGCGTTCTTCAACTTCAGCGTCGCGGCGGAGAGTTTGATTTCCTCGTCGGTCGCGCTTCCGCCGATCGACCAATTCATGTTGCCGAGAACGGCTTCGTGTTGCGCGGCGACGCCTTCGATTTCCGAAAAGACTTTGAGGATGTCGGACTTGTACGAGTTCAACGCCTCGGTCTGCTTCGCCAGCGCCGTTCGGACGTTGATCGTCTCGAACGCCCGCTGAACGTCGGAAAGGGCGTTGTACTTGGCGATCAACTCTTCGACGGAACCGGACGACTCGCTCATCACCCGCGACAGGGCCTCTTGCGCGTCTTTCGCGGCGTCGGCGTTGCTTTTCAGCCCGCCCAGCGCCATGGCCAACACGCCGACGACAGTGGCCACGGCCCCGATCACGGCCCCCGTGGGACCGAAGATTCCGGCGAGTTGCGCCCCCTGGACGGTCGCGGCCTGAAGGACGTTGCCGCCCATTGAGACTTGGGTGAAGAAGTCCTGAAGCTGGAAACCGGCTTGGCCCATGACCGTCCGCCACGCGCCCGTTCCCGCCGTCGCGGCGGTGGTCGCGGAATGGAACGTGGTCAACGAACGCGCCGCGCCGTCGGTCGCGTTCTTGTACGCGCCAAGGGCGGAGGTTTGCGCCGCGACGGCCTTGACCGACGCCTCCGCGCCGCTCACGTACTTCGCCGACGCCTGTTCCAAAATGGTGTTGTACGCGGACTCACCGATCCGACCCGACGCCATGTCGGCGGAGGCGCGGGCCTGGATCTGCGAGAACCGCTGAAGGGCTTCCGTGGTTCCCGGAATCCTCTTCAGCATCGACTCATAGGCCCGGTCGACCTCCTTCAGTCGGGGAACGGTCTTTTCCGTCGCTGTCCCGGCTTCGTCGGTCGACTTGCCGAAATCGTTGACCGCTTGCGCCGTCGCGTCCGCCGTGTCGGCGACGGCGTTCAGCCCGGCCTCGATCTTCTTCAAACCCGTCGTCGCGGCGCTATCGTCGATCGTGACGGAGAGGATTTCCTGAACTTCGCTCATCAACGGGCCTCGATCGTGACGCAGGGATAACGGAGCGAGCGCGTGCCGGAACCGCCGACGACGGCCCCCTCGTCGATGCCGACCCAATCGAAGGCGATGTTCGCCAGATGCCCGAACCGCCGCTGGAGCGCGCGGGCGGCGGAGTGGTACGGGCCTTCGGCGGGAACTTGCGGCTGTTTCGAGAAGGGCTTGCGTTTGCCGCGCCCGATCTCGATCACCCGGGCGTAAGGCACGGAATCGCTGATGACCACCCGGCGGGCCTTGGCGATCGTCGCCGGATCGGTGGTCAACTCGCCGTCGACGAACGTTTGATGACCGGCTTGGTACGCGCCGGACTTCACCGGCGACGTGTCGCGAAGGGTCTGTAGCGCGGCGACGACGACCTTCGTCATGTAGCTGAACCGGGCATGGACGATGCGCTGAACCGTGTCGATCGCCGCGCCCTCGCGCCCGTCGACGAAGATCACCGTCGCGTCCGGGGAGCAATCCGCCTGGACGCGCGCAATCTCCCGCGCCGCGACGACGGCCAACCGACGCGACACGGCTTCCCGCGCGCCCGCGCGGGCGACGGAGATGAACCGGTCTGATGCGACGGCGCGAGCGCCCATATGGTGATCCTCGATTGGAAAAAGGCGGTCTCGGAACCTTGACTCCAACCATCCACCGTCATGTCGTGACGGCCCGCCCCGGAGAGGTTCCTTCTCGGTTTTGGCCGGACCGCGCGGCCTCAAGAGGAGGGGCGGCGGAAACTCAAGCGGCGGCGGCGGTGCTCACGCCGTCGAGCCGAACGCGAACGGTGGTCGCACCGTTGGCGGCGGTGGTGATCGCCAAACCCACGGGATAGGCCCCCGTCGCTGGAACGACCGCGACCTTACCCGTCGCGTCCCACGACACCCGGGCGCCCGCCGCGAACACGGTCGCCGACGCCTTGGGGAGCGCGAAGACGCCGGACGTGTGGAGCGCGACCGGCTCGCCCGCGGCGGCGGTGGTGTTGGCGATGCCCGCGAGCGCGCCGACGATGACGAGTTCGCCCGAGACGCAACCGCCCGAGGGTGCCGCGATCTCAATGACCTCGGCGGTCTGAACGTAATTCTTCATGGTCAAAAAGCCCTTATCGGTGAGGAAGGTCGTGAAACGCGGAACTCGCCGCCCCTCGGCGGTCGCGACGCGCTTCTCCAAAGCGGCTATGGCGGCGGCGAGTTCCGCGTCGGTCCGATATTCGATTTCGGTATTCCCGACCCGAACCCGGCGGTTGCCGCCGTCGCGGGCCGCTTCGAGAGCGTCGAGCCGGGCGCGGAGTTCAGCCGCCGTCGCCATCATCAGGCCCCGGCGTTGGTGTAGGCGCCGCGATGGTCGATCGCCCCGAAGCCCCAATCCAGACCCACGCGGAGCCGCACGGCCAGCGTGTTGAAATCCACCTCTGACTTGGCCGTCGGCCCGGACTGTCCGCCCGTCACGTAGCCGTGGACGAAGACCGGAACGGCGGTCGAGAAGAGGAACCAGCGGTTCCCCGTCACGTTGGCGTCGACGAGGATTTCGAACTGCCCGCTGTAGACGTTGACGGCGGTGGTCTGGTTCGGGGTGATCGCCGCGACGAGCTTCCGGGCCGCGACCTCCTTCGCCGGGCCGCAAACCAAAAGGTTCGGGCGGATGTTCATGATCAGCCCGTCGAGCGTGGTTTGCGCCCCCATCGCCTGGACGGCGGCGGAGATGTTCGTCTCGTCGATCGTCGTGCCGCTCGCCGACTTGTTGCCGTGGTCGGTGTGGAACACGCCCTTCCCGTCGGCGAGAGCCGGACCGGCGCCGCTGTTCGACTGGAGAAGGGCGTACATCGTGGCGTTTTGGTCGTAGGCGATGCGTTGACCGGCCATCGACGTGAAGTCGCCCAGCGCCCCCAGGTCGTCGTTGATGAGGAGACGACGACCGATCTCAATGCCCGTCGCCCACTCCTTGGCCTGGACCGTTTCGCGGTGCTCGCCGATGGTGCCGAACTTGACCGGTCCGTTCTCCGCCGTGATCTCTTGCAGCGCCGGAAAGTCGCCGAGACGGAGATATTTGTGGGGTTTAAAATCGTTGAACGACTTCTGGGAAGCCCACCGGGTGAAGGTCGGCGCGGCGGTCTGATAGGCTCCGAGAAGCGTCTTGTTCGCCGCGGCTTCGAGAAGAAGCGGGAAATCCGACGTGCTGTGCGCGCGGGTGAAGATCGCGTCCGCGCACTCGATCTTGTTTCGGGCGTCGAGACGATCGCCGCGAACGTTCGCCAACTCCGCCGCCATGTCGAGAATCGACCAACCGGCGTAAACGGTCGCGCGGCCCTCGGGCTTGACGAGAGCGGGAGCGACGCGGGCGGCGAGCGCGTCGGCCATCGCCGAGCGGATCAGGATCGGGTCGTTGTTGTCGTCGTTCGTCACGTGGGCGCGGCGTTGGGAACCGTCGATCGGAGCCGCCGAGCGCTTGCACACCTCGTCGAACGCCAGCGTGCGGGCCTGTTCGACCGTCGCGCCGTCGGCGATGCGGTCGAGCGTCCAGGAATCGGGGAGGTTCGCGGCCTTGGCGATGCCGCGAATGCCGTTGATGTCCACGTTGATGGTGGTCGCGCCGGTGTCGGTCGGCGCCGCCGTCTGTTCGTTGTCCATATTGCCTCCTTGGCTTCGGACGGTTGCGCCGGGGTCGATTCCGACGGGAACGAAGGAACACTCGAAAGGCACCCACTTGGTCGCCCGAAAGATCGGAAGGCCCGCCGAAGTGTTCCCGACGCGGGCGAACTGTCGGACCCGATAACCGAGCGAGACGGCCCGGACCGATCCGGCCTCGATCTTGCTCATCAGCGCTTCGGCTTCCGGGGAGCCGTCGAACCGAACCGTCCCGACGATCTTGTCGCCCTCGACGCGGGCGTTCTCGACCGAGCCGACGGCGTTGTCGGTCGTCGGGACGTGATCGCGGAGAGCGGGACCGCCGTTGAGCCGGGAGAGGTCCGCGCCCCGCGCGTCCAGTTCCTCGACCCATCGGGTGTTGGAACCGTCCGGCGCGGGAGCGGGGCGAACGGCGGGAGCGGGACCGGACAACATCGTCACCTCGACGGTGCGGGTCGCGCGGTTGAAGGTCGTCGCGGATCCGATCGAGCGCGTGAACACGACGTCACTCATTGGCGGGATCCTCCGCGTCGGTCTGTTGATCGGGGGCGGCGGCGGGCGCCGGGTCGAGCGCCTTGTCCATCTCGCGGTCGGCGTCGATCGTCTCCAGGTCGTACCCGAGTTCCGCCACGACCATTCGGCGCGAGGTCAGACCCGCGTCGATCATGGCTTTCGCGGCTTGCGCGTCCTTCAATGGATCAACCCAAGCTTGTTTAGGCGGAAGAAACTCAACCTTATGGAATGCTTCCGGCTTCTTCGCGTACTGCCCGGCGGGGATCTCTCCGGCGAGAACCGCCGCCTTGATGAAACGGTCCCAAACCGGGCGACAGAGTTTGAAGACAACGACGTTGAACTGCCAATGGGCAAGCCGCTTCTGAAACTCGATCACGCCGGTTCGGATCGACGAATAGTTCACGCCGGAGAGGTCGTTCGAGAGGATTTCGTAGGGGATGCCCAGCGCGGCGGAAATGAGCCGCTGGTTGACCTTCACGAACTCGCCGTAGGTCTTGAACTCCGCCGGGTCCAGAAACTCGACCTTCTGCCCGCCGTCCAGGTTGATGAAGGTGCCGGGCGTCATCCTGACCCCGAGCGACCCGTCCTCTTCCTCCCCGTCGAGATTCGCGCCTTGCCCGTTCGGGTCGGTGACGGCGCCGATCAGCATGCTGGAGACTTCCGCCCGCTTCAGCGCCGCGACTTGGAGTTTATCCAGGTCGTTCGCGAGGGCGATCACCGGGTTCAACCAGGAAAGCCCGCGCAAAAGCCCAGGCTCGACGGTCGCGTCGTACAGGTGGATCACGTCGTCGGCGATGACGCGGGCGGGCGTGAGGTCGGTTCCGATCGTGAACGGATCGTCGAGACGTTCGCGGAGGATGTGATAGGCGACCCGGCGCCCCAGTTGATCGAACTCGATCCCGGCGCGGACGTTCACCCCAGCGCCATACGGAACCGTGTCGATCGGCATCATCGACGGGTGGAGCGTCTGGATCTGGAGCGGGACGGGCAGGTCATCCCACGGCTTGCGGGGCCGGAACCGCGCCAGCCCTTCGCCGAGTTCGATCATGTTCCGAACGAGAAGCCCTTGCATCCCGTAGAAGTCGAGCGCGCCGTCGGCGTCGGCGGTGTCGACGAACCGGCTCCACAATTCGTGAAGGCGCTTCCGCATGGCTTTCGACGGGTGTTGCGACACCGGCCTGATGCCCGGACCGACGATGTTGGTGACGAGGGCGTTCGACGCGGCGACGATGAGGGGATTGTTGCGGGCCTGATATCCGGCCCGCCGACGGATGATCTCCGTCCCGCGCACGATGTCGCTGTTGAGGTTTGAAATCCGCCCGGCTTCACGCAAGGGGCGGCCCATCGACGCGCCGTCCAAGGAACGGGTCGACGAGTCTTCGAGAAGTCGTTTCAGGAAACCGAACATCGCGCCCCGCGCAAGTGATCGCGTGAGACACACTGTCAGTCAAGGCAAAATCACGGTCAAGAGTAACGTTTTGTACTGATTGGTAAGGAATGTCACTCTATTTCACCTTGTGTCGTTCCATGTCACTCCAAGGCGAAATGGGCGGTAATTCTCGTTCGTTTTCTTCGATACAGTGGCGCTTCAGCAACAGGTGCGGTTTCGCGGGCGTTTATCAGCCGGTCGGCCTCCGGCGTGTTCACCGGGACCACGGGAACCGACCGCGCCCCCACCTCAGCCGCTCGACGGTTCAGTTGCAGCCCGGACGCGATCATTCCGCGCAACGCCGCGAAGGCATAGACGCGGAGGTCGGTCGGCTCGTTGGCCCGCCCCGCCTTCGGCCACCACACGCGAACCACCCGCCCGCCGCGCGCCTCGACCTTCAACGTCTCCGCCGTCAGCCCGTCAAACCAGGCTGAATCCCGATCGTGGGGGAAATGCAGGTATCCCGGACCCGGCGCGTCGATCGACAAACGATTGCGGAGCGTGTCCTTTCCCGAGTTCACGCCGAGCATCACCGGCTTGCCGTGCTGGTTCCGCCACCGCGTCGCGCCCGGTCCGCCTGGCCAAATAGGCGAGCGTCGCCCGCTCCGCGCGCTTTCGCCCTTGATTGCGAACACCCTTCGCCCCCATCGGGGGGAACAAAAGTCGAGAACGGCTTGCGTCTGGTATCCCGAGTCCACACACGCGGCCTCGATCGTGAACGGGCGCCCGTCGGCGCGGAGGAACTTGCGCGTCAACAGCGCGTCGAGTTGTTCCCAAACCTCCCCGTGAGCCGGATCGCCGGGAAGTATTACATAAGCAATAGACCATGACTCCTCGTCATTTCCCCATCCAACCACTTCACATTCAAGTCGATTCCCTTGCACATCAACGCCGCATGTAATGACCGCGACACCCTCTGGAACCTCAGCGCTGTAGACCTCGCGGCGTTTCATCAGTTCCGACGGCTCGATGTCTTGTTCGGTCACGCCCCGGTGAGGGCGCCCAAGTTGTGTGTTGAAGAACGTCTGGCGAAGTTCAGAATCGTCTTTCGCGAGGATCCATTTCCCAGCCATGTCGGAGACGGGGAACCACGGACTGTATTCCTTGCCCGCTGTGAATCCAGCATGGGCGTTCGACACCGCGAGCGTCCCGCATTCCCGACACACCGCGCGACCGACGAGGTTCGCCTCGTCCCATCGCCAGATCTTGCCGAAGGCGTCCTCGTCGCCGTCCCGCCACAACTCCGCGTAGTCGCGGAGAGGGTCATGACGGCGTTCGCAGTGGACGAACGGGCGCGTCTGACACCAACGGATCGACGCCAGCGCCTTTTCCAGCCGATCTTCCTCGGTCCAGCCGACACCGCAACACTCGCAGAAAACGCGGGCGGTTTCGGGGAGATGGTCCCCGTTCGCTGTTTTGTCCCACCGGACATGGGAGAAAAACTCAAGCGTCTGCCAGTGATCGCAATGCGGACACCGAACGAAAGCCCGGCGTTGATCGCTATCCATGTAAGATTTCCAGACACGAGATTTATCATCCGTGGGAGAGCATGCCCGGATCGAAAGGGAGTTCGTCGGAAATGTCGCCATTCTTTCTTCGGCCAAAGAGACGGGATTCCCTTCTTTTGTAGAAATATACTTATCGATCTCGTCGAGCAACACGACCCGGATAGGACGCATCGCCAGATTCGTCGGCGAACCCGCCGCGACCATCGCGAGGAACCCGCCGGGGAATTTCCGGTACGTCATGGTGTTGTCGCTGTTCCGCGTCTTCGGATCACCGATCAGGTCGCGCAACGCGGGCGTCGTCCCGACCATCGGGCCGATTCTCTCTTTCGCGAACGCCTGGATCGCTTCGTCTTTCGGCTCGACGAGCAGGATCGGACACGGATCCAGATGCGCGAAATACCCGAAGACATTCTCCAAGAACGCCGTTTTCAGCAATTGCGTGCAGGTCGCGACGGTGATCGTCCTCACGCCGGGTTCGGTCGCGGCGCGCATGGGACCGCGCGCCACTTCGACCTTCGATGTCCTCCAGCGCCCGCTCGTGCTCCCGGCCTCCTTCGCGAGACGGCGGAAGGTGTCCGCCCACTCGTCGACCGTCAGTCGCGGCGGCGGGCGCAACGCCTTCGCCCGCATCTCGGCGAGCGCGTCGCGCTGGTGATCGATCCCACCGGCGAGAAGATCAAGCGGCGTCATCAAACACCTTGTCGACGATCTCGTTCGCGCCGCTCAGTTCCTCCAGCGCCTCGCACACCTCATCACGAACCAGCGCCGTCACCTTCGCCAGCGTGTCCGGCTCGACGAGGTGCGCGACACGCTGTTCGACATGCCCCGCGACGGAGAGGAGCCGGGACCGGAGCGAGGCGTAGTCGTCGCCGACGACCGCCGCCACGTCCGCGACGCGGACGACTTCTCGGCACACCTGGGCGAGCTTGATTTCAGCAAGTCCGGCCTCCGCCGCGGCGCGACGCCGGTTCGATTCCTCGATCGACTGCGAGCGATCGGAGGTCGCGGCTTCAACATCGCGCTCACGGAGCCATTTCGACACCGCGGCGCTGTTGAACATCACGTTCCGACCTTCTTTTTCGACCGGACACCCCGCGCGCTTCCACGCGTCAACGGTGGGCAACGCCACACCAAAAAATTCACCGATCGCGGAACGATTGAGCCGAATTCCACACGTCGACATTATAATAAACCCCCCTCAATTTCGTCATAGTTACTGACACAACGCGGGTGTCACCCCCTGACCTCGGGGGATTCCCCCGGAAGTACCTTCGCGTTGTGTGGATTGCCCGCGCCGCGGCGGCGGGCCGCAGCCTCGAGCGCGGCGCGCTCGCGTTCGGCGATGTGCTCGGCGAGCAGCGTTTCCGTGCAGCAGATCACGCTGCCAAGCCGAAAAACGGGAAGGTCGCCGGCGTCGGCGAGGCGATAGACGCGGCGCTTCAGCGACACGTCGCCGAACAGTCGATGCGCGATTGCCTCGGCGCCGAACAACAAGCCGCCGGACGGCTCGTGAGTGTGGTTAGCGCTCTCCATCTGTTCCGTTCCTCACGCGCCGCCGCGGGCGGCGGCGAGGTCAGCCTGGGGGATGTGCTCGCCGGCGCGGAAGCGTCGCAGGATCTCGTCAATCGCCGGGGAGAGGCGTCGCGGCCCGGACGGGGGACTGACGGAGCCGGTGCCTTGGGATCTCGTCGCGGTGGAAGCGATCGCGTCGAGCCGCTCACCCTTCGCGCGGAGTTTCCCCGTCTCGTCGGCGAGGAGGCGCGAGAGTTCAGCGAAGGAGGGGAAAAAGGTGAACGCGGCCGCCGCCCGCTTCAGCGTGGATTTCGTGAAGACTCCGGCGGGCAGATCGTCGAGGAGGGTGAGCATCGCCGCGACCCGCGCTTCGGCCTCCGCGGTCGACACGTTTCCGGCGACGGCGTTTCCGAGCGCGATCAGCCACCGCTTGACAGTCCCGATGTCGGCGGGCGCGAGAAGCCCACGAACGCTCTCCGCCGCCGCGCGCGCCTCCGCCGCCATGGCGGGCGTCACGACGGCGGGCGCCGTCCACGGCCCCTCGCGCGTTTCGTATCCCGCGTCGCCCATCACCCGGATCTCACGTCCGGCGATGAGTGCCTTCAAACTCTCGCTGAGCGAGAGCGGCGAAGCCGCCCCGCCGATTCGAACAACGGTTCCCATTTTGGTCTCCATCAACGGTTTTGCGGATCCAGTTTCTCCAGGTGGCGCTCCAGTCGACCTTCATGGCGCCTTGCCCGGCCTTTCCGTGCCAGAAATCACGGAATCGCGCGGCCTCACGCTCGACGCGCTCCGCGGAAAGGCCCTCGTCGATCGCCCAGGCGGTGTCCTCGTCGGACGGTGCCCATCCCGCGGGGAGCCGTGTCCCCCGCGGCGACCGCGGCTTTTTCGCGCCATCGACGGCGGAGCCGCCTCGCGCGTCCTCTCCCAAGAATCCTGACGGATTCTTGGTATGGGTTGGTAGTTTGGTAGTTAGTTGCGGTTTCGTTGGGGGTTCCGTCGGAACGTCCGTTGACTGACTTTCGTTGTTATTCAGATGGTTACGCGATACGGCGGACGCCTTTCCCGCATCTGACCTCTGAGAGATTTTTCGCGCGGATTTTTCAAGCTCGGCGCGGCAGCGTCTGTTCGAGATCCGTCCGTCGATGACCTCGATCTTGCCCGCAGCGATCAGCACCGCCTTGATTTTCGTCCAGCGCGAGCCGGCCTTCGTCGACCACGCCAATTTCTTGTCGTCGTCCGGCAGTCGGTCGTTCGTCGCGTAGATCATGTCCACCACGCGGCGATACGCCAGTTCCTCCCACGGATCGAGATTCAACGTCCCGTCCAGAAAGTCTTTCGCGCAATAGTCAACGAACAAGCCGTTGTTGACGCGACCGCTCATTGCCATCCCCTCCGCGTCGAGGGGTTTATCGTCACGACGAAAATCCCTTGCGAGAGGTATTTTTCGTCGGTACAATAATTCGCATGAAGATCGTCTTCGACCCCGACAAGCGCGAAAAGACCCTGGCCGAGCGCGGCTTGGACTTCGCCGATGCGGGAAAGGTGTTCGCGGGTCCGACCGCCACACTGCCGGACGATCGGAAGGATTACGGCGAGCCGCGGTTCATCACCGGCGGTTGGCTTGATGATCGCTTCGTCGTCGTGGTGTGGACACCGCGCGACGGGGATCGACGCATCATTTCGATGAGGCACGGACATGGCGACGAAGAACGACGGTTCCGCGAGCACCTGGGTTGACCCGGACGACGCGCCCGAGTTGACCGAGGAGTGGTTCGCGCGGGCCGAACTGAGGGTCGGCGACAAGCTGGTGCGCCGCGGACGTCCGAAGTTGGAAGCCCCCAAGGCGCGAATCACGTTGCGGCTCGACCCCGACGTGTTGGCGCATTTCCGCGAGTCCGGCCCCGGTTGGCAGACCCGCGTCAACGACGCGCTCCGCAAAGCCGCGGGGCTTTGAACGCCCATGCGCCCGCCGCGCGAAACGCGGTCGATCACGATGGAACGGGCGCCGCGCACGGATCAGCCCTCGCTCGTCGAGCGGGTCGCCGGGCCGATCTTCGACGCGACCCAGGCGTCGAGGTCGGCGGGGCGATAGAGCAGCCGCGCGCCGAAGCGCTGCGCGGTCGGACCGCCCCCAACGGTGCGGTACTTCCTCAGTGTCGCGACCGCGACGTGGACGCCGTGCGCGGCGACGAGATAGGCCGACGCCTCATTGACGAGAAGGCGCGGGCGGCGGAGGTGGGCGGGGATGCTTTCGGGCAAGGCTCCGCCGGCGACGGGAGCGGTATCCGCTCCCGTGTGGATGGTGCTCATCTCATAGTCTCCTCAGGAAAAGCACGAGAGAAACTGTGTCGCGCGTCGCGCGACCTCTCGCGCGACGGACGACACGTTAATCGCGAGCATCGACGCCGCGGCGGCTCCGCCGACCTCGCTCCCCGCAGCTATCGCGTCTTTCAGCGGCCCGACGACGCGCCCGACGAGCGGGCAGTCATCGTCGTCGATCGCGCGCTGGACGACCCACAGGTCGTCGATGGCGTAGACCGCCATCGACATCCACTCGTCGCCATGCGCGATGTGGTGCTTGGCGCAGAAAACAACAAAATCGCCGGGGAGATTCGCGGCGATGCTTTGCGCGACTTCAACGGACGCGCCGAACCCGTCCATCGCGACGCGCATGACAGCGAGCAGCGCAGCGCGCTCGATCGTGTACGCGTACCTCCGCCGCTCGGCCGGATCGGGATCGGAAATAAGAGTCTCGTCATCCGACGCGACGTGAAACGGCAGCTGGCCGCGCCGGCCCAAGCTTTTCAGACGGTCGACCGTCACGCCGGAGAGTCTCAGCACGTCGCTGCGAGTGATATAAGCGCCGGGATTCATCATTTTTTTATGCTCCGTGGTGTTGTTTGACACCAAGATGCGCCGCCTTGCACGCGGAGTCAAGCGACACCAATGACCCCAAAAAACGCCGCCCGGAGGAGTCAATTGCCCCCCTACGATGCCTCGAGCCGACTAGGCTGACGCCGTCGCCAACCTCTTCGCGTTAATGAGCACTCCCCAAATCATCGCCTGATCGTCCATCGCGCCATCCGCCGGTCCGGTGTAGATTTCGTCGATGCTCGGGTCGGCGGCGGAAGTCCAAACGACGAACAATTGAACAGCGAGACCCGCGATGGTGCACGGGACGATATTCATTATTTGCGCCTCAACGGCGTATATCTGTTCACACAGTTCATCACTTCGCTCCTTCGTCATCTCTCCTTCCGCTTTGAAGTTCACGATGTTGATGAGACGCTTGTGCTCAACGCCCAGCGCGAGCAATTCGTTGTCAGCCATGTCGCACCTCCGTCAGTCGTTCGATGTCGAGAATCAACGAGAGCATCGCCACTTCCTCATCGTCCGTGAAATCTGCGGAATCGATCGGCTTGTCGTATGCCGCCCAGTCCCACGCCTCGTTCGCGCCGGTCATGCCGGCGAACAAATACTTGGCCTTCGACGCCGCGCCGGCGGGCGTGTAAACGTGGATCCCGTTCATGCGCGACCGTAGGTCTTCGACTCGCTTCCAGTACGCCTCGACGATCTCCTCCGGCGTTTCTTCAGGAAGAGCACGAGCGGCGCGGAAAGCCCGTTGCCATTCCGCGAACAACGCGAGGAATTCGGAATCCGTGTCGGTCCTCTCCCCGATCGCGACGGCGGGAGGGGCGGTGAGCGCGATGGTCGCGGAAACAACGCCCGCGATGAGGGAGCGCCGGGAAGGCGGGCATAGCTCGGGCGTGGCGGGAATCATCCGCATGGGAACCTCCGGGATTGATGTTTTGTCCTATGTCGGATATTATGACCGACATCACTTCACAATCAAGACGAATTATCCGATGTCGGATGAAACATCCTTGTCGCCCGCGCAGTGCCGCGCTGCCCGCGCTCTCATCGAATGGACACGGGATGATCTTGCCGTAGCGTCCAGCACGGCGCGGTCAACGTTGGCGGACTATGAAGCCGGAAAGCGTCAACCTCACCCACGCACCCTTGCCGCGATCCGCTCCGCCCTTGAAGCGGCGGGTGTTGAGTTCATCCCCGAGAATGGAGGTGGTCCAGGGGTCCGTCTTAAGCAGCCTATACGTGTCAGCATTGCATAGAGTTACAAAAATATATATGGTTATGCGGTGTTCTTCAAAAAAAGGAATTCGTCATGAAAACTGGTATATTTCGACGAATGGCTGCGACTATATCGATATTTTTCTCACTGACTTCGTTGGGATTCTCTCAGAATGTAAATCTAGAAGAGCAGAGAAGCCAAGCGATCAAGGATATGGCAGCAATAGATATTCCAGATCCAAAAAAGATCGAAATGTCGGCGTCTCAGCTATTCGCGCTTCCACTTGATCAGCAAAGCGAAGAAGAGCTAAAGACAATATCGAGACTTGCGAATTCTTATGCCAATTTTATTGGATATATCGAAAAGGAATATCGATCCCATCAGAGTGAAAACTATAGATATGATTTTATAACAAAAGAATTGTCACCTATTTTGGATAAATACGTCACTATATCAAATAGATTTAAGAACATAAGGGATATGTCAAATTATAATTTGGGTGAGAAGGCGAGCGCTCGGGGAGACAATATTTCTGCATTCTTTTATTATAACGATGTTTATCGACTTGGCGGCTTCGAATGCGCCCCTAAAGCTATAGATACATGTCTTCGTCGAAAAGCTGAAATACAGATGCAGAAACTGTTACAAATCACCGGAATTGCCCCATATACAACGTGGCAGAAAAAGTAACTTTCCCGACCAGATAGCAATAAGCCCGCCTCAGCATGGGCGGGCGGGCTTACAGTTCGGGCATTGGTGGGGCTTACGCCGCTTCGCGCCATCCCTCCGGTGTGTCCTCGAACGACACCCGTCCGGCCTCATGTTGGTCCATGTCGTTTAGGCGACCGACGATTTCCCGGATCCGCGCGTTGCCCTCCATCGTCTCGCGGTAGATCGCCCGCAAGAAGCGATCGGCCCACTTGGGAACGCGCCCACGCTTCTCCCACAGGGCGACGGATTGAGCGTCGTTGCCGAAGTACCGCGCCAGGGCGCTTTGGGACAGGTCCAGTTCCTTCCGCAAAAAGCGGAACGCCGTTCCCGTCAAATGGGGTTCGCGGTGAACCAGCCGCAACCCAATGGCGCGGTGCAGTCCCTCCACGTTCTCGATCTCGATCGCCTCGCCATAGGGCGTGTCGTGCTTCTTGAAGCCGTTGAGCAGCCAAACGTTGGGAAGGCCGCATTCGGTGTAGTGATACATCGTCGCCTCCTTCGCCTCCTAAAACACCGTGATGATCAGCAACCGCGTTCGCCACTCGATCGCGACGCCGACCGTGATCTGTTCGCCCGCCGACATGCCCCGCATGTCCACCCGCCAGTTCCCCGCCTCGTCCACCCACGGTTCGCCGTCGATGAAACCCGCTTGGATGACGCGGCGCGCTTGGGTGATCGAGATCCTCCTCTGAACCATTCGTCTCTTCGCGTGCGATATCGGAACGATTCGGTCAGGATTCTCGGCGATCTCCTTGATGATCCGAGCGGCGGCGGGTTTGGACAGCTTCAGCGGAACGATNNACGTCAAGGGGCGAACGACAAATTCGACGGATTCGAGATACGAACTCGGTTTATGCGGAATGGCATTCAC